GCTAAGATTTTGACTGAAATGGGCGCGACGAACACTTCAGGGGGGATTATCGTGTGCTCATTCTATTGGGACGTAACCAATTCTAGGCGATGGCAATTCTACGCATTGACTACGGGTGAGGATACCAACGTTGTTTCACAAGATGTGAACAAGCAAACCGTCAATCTTGTGAACACCGGGCCAATTTACCGGATCACATCATCGTCATTTAGTACTGCAACAGTAAAGATGTTATAACATGAGCATAGACACCATTAACTTAAACGATGTTGAAAAACAGCAAGAGTCTGATAAATTCCCATCATTTGAGAATGATGAAGATTTTGTCAATCACATCATTTCAAATAAACCAGCAGAACTATTGGTGGACGTTCCTATGTGGAACGTGCAGATCCTTTGCCGGGCACTAGGGGCTAATGCACGCTTTGATCTGCAAATGGTTGCTATTAATCTGGAAACAAGTACGTACGATTATAGGCCACATTTCTATAAGATTGTCATGGAAGGGTGTTATAATCCGCGCACAGGCCATAAGGTGTTTAGTGAACGACACCGTGAGGCAATCATGCAGCAACAAGACGGGCGGGCGGTTGAGGTACTTGCTCTAGTCATTTTGCAATTATCGCACTTGCTCAAGGGGGGCATTGAGGATACCGCAAAAAACTAGATAACCCGGTAGTTTTTAATACGTTCAGGCTTGCGCATATGCGCGGGTATGGGCACCTTGATGAGATGCTCAATGACTCATCAAGCTCAGAGCTATCGGGGTGGTATGAATACATGCAGAGGGAAGATGAGCGTATTGTACAACTTATTGCGCGCGCTATTCTCCTTGCATTTAACGGTGAGAGTAAGGGCAATCAACGCGGCCCGACGCAAAAGGAAGAGATCATTGACACAACTGATCCTGATTTTGCAAAACATTTCATGGGGTTTACTGGTGGAGGACCACAACCACCGCCACAACCACCACAACCAGAGACGCAAAGCGACTACCAGATCATAGACGGTTAGGAAAGGGGGTGATACGGACATGGCAGATGAAAAGATCAAGCTAGAGATAGAAAGCGAGTATACGGGGGGTGCAGGTGAGGCGGCGGCAAAGGATCTTGAAAAGGCTAGGTCTGGGATGCAAGGGGCCGGTGAAACGGCGGCACAAGCGGCGGGGCAATTCGACGCATTTGGTGAGTCATCAGGGAAAGCAGCAGGCGGGGCCGGTGTCCTTCGAGACGCGCTAGAAAAGTTACCTGAGTCAACGATGATGGTTGCAGGTAGCACAGAGAAAATGAATGAGGCGCTTGATAGTGCCTCGGAGTCAACCCCCAAATTCTCGGAAGCGCTTAATGCCGTTGAAGAACCTGCAAAAGCAGCGTCAAAACAAATAGATCAGGTAAGCAGTAGTGTTGCAGATTTCAGTGAAGAAATGCGGCCAACACTTCCCGTGATCGAGAGCATGCAAAAAGGTTTTACAACGTTAAGCGAACAAGCAACCATAAGTGCTCCGGCTGTAAGCGGTGTTACCGATGCATTTGCAAATATGGCGCGTACCCCTGTTGCATCCTTTAATGAGGCGGTTTCTGTTGCGTCAAAAATGAGCATGCCGTTCACTGTCTTACAAAATAGCATTGATGCGGCTGGTATTTCATGGGGTGATTTTGTAGGACAACTGAGTCCTGAATATCAGGGGCGTTTGCAAAAACTTGCCGATAATTCTCTCTATGCCGGGGAATCCGTCAACACACTTGCAAAAAGCTATAGTGGGGCCGACGCAAAAGCGGCTACGTTCTTTGGGAATGTTGCAAAAGAAGGTGATGCTCTTGCGGGGTTTGGGAAGGGTATGGAGGAAGTATCAAGCGCCGCCAAAGGCATGAGTGTTGGGGGAATATTTAGTGAGATTGGCGGGGCGTTTAGTCAGGTATCTGAAGGGCTTATGACGCTTGCCATGCCAATTTTTGCGATACAGGCAATTGGCATGGTTGTACAGGCTGTCTCGCAAGGGATCTATGATGCGGCAGCGTTAGCAGAGGGACCAGCCGCCCACACGGTCGGTACCTTTACCGGTTCCGTTGATCAGCTTACCATTAGTGCTGCAAAGGCAGGACAAGTATTTTCTGAGTCATTTGGTAAAGAGCTTATCCCTGATTTGCAAGCGCTTAACTATTCAGCACAACAAGGTGATTTCGGTCAATTAGGAAAGGATCTTGGAGATATCACTGGCATCATAGCCGGGCCTCTCGCAATGTTTGTAGGTGGTACTGCAATGACAGTGCCGGGAGGTGGTGCGATTGGTCAGGATATAATAAGCGCTGGATGGCGCATGACTGCAAACAGCGCTGCATCTATGATTGGCATGAAATCACCATACGTTGCAAACACACCCACAATAGATTATGCAGCCATAGATGCACAGATGCTTCAAACAGCACAGCAAAACTATGCCATGGCCTCAGATCCGCAATATATGGCAACGGCGCAATCAGCCGCCTATCTCCAATTCAAACAACAACAGGCCATCCAGCAAGTTGCTATGTATGATGTCTCTCATTGGTCTGGATCATCGGGTTTCAATGATCCCATGAACTCTGTTGCGCAAGCTGAAATGGTACGTGCATCAGGGCAACAATACGGTATGAGTCAACGGGACTTAAACAACGATCCGAACGCAAACTATTTCTATGGCCTCTTAGGTCAAATGCCCTATACGAATGAGTCTTCCTTTGGTGGATGTTTCCCGGCTGGTACAATGATCAGTATGTCAAACGGCTCATACAAGCCAATTGAGCGCGTTGAAGTAGGTGAGATGGTATTATCCCCACGTGGCCCGGCCCGTGTTAACGATGCCTTTACGTACAATTTTAAGGGTATTTACCGTGTCCTTTTCAACAACGCAACCATCCTGTATGTCACTGACGGGCACCCGGTTGCAACGCCGCAAGGGTGGAAGTCAATCAATCCGATCACTACGGCAAGAGAACACGCAGGGCTTTCATGTAGCACGCTTATGGTTGGTGATCGTGTGATCACGCAAGATGGTTCACAATTTGCGGTAGAGTCTATCACCATCTCGCATATTGCCAATGAGGTTTATAACCTCACGGTTGCGGGTGATCACGTTTACTATGCCAGTGGCTTCCTTGTGCATAACAGCAAGCTTTCGATGAGCGTTGCTGATGCCGTAGGAAACACGCAGATACCATCAAACAGCTTACAAAACTCGGACATGATGAGTAGCATCACGGCAAACTTCTCAGGGCTTGACCTTAATAAGACGTTTGATGTCAGCATTGCATGGAACGTTGCAGGCGATCTCTTCCATAGCTTTATCGGTAACCCCATATGGAACACAGCCGGGGACTTGTTCCATGCGTTCATAGGCAACCCCATATGGAACACAGCCGGGGACTTGTTCCATGCATTCGTCGGTAACCCGATATGGAATACAGCCGGGGAATTATTCCATGCCTTTATTGGCAACCCGATATGGCAAGCGGCAGGGGAATTATTCCATGCCTTTATTGGCAACCCGATATGGCAAGCGGCAGGGGAATTATTCCATAGCTTTATCGGTAATCCTATGTGGAGTGTGGCCGGTGATCTTGCACACGTCTTTTCTGGCAATCCCATATGGCAAGCTGATGGTCTCACGCACCTCTTTGCCGGGCTTGCACAATGGGAAGGGAAAGATCTTGTCCATACGTTCGTTGCCGTTGCAAATTGGGTCGCACAGAACCTTAATCCGACATTCAATGTTGCAGCGATGTTTACCGGTTTGCCAATGTTCGCAGGCGGTATACAGAACTTTGGTGGTGGTGCAGCTATCGTCGGTGAAAGAGGCCCGGAGCTTGTTACCCTTCCTGCTGGTTCTAGCGTGTATCCAAACGACTCATTGCCTTCTATCGGGGCCGATGCAGGGAGTAACCTTGCAGGGATGTTTGCGGGCAGTGGGGGATCAACGGGGCCGCTCGTTCTCAATGTTCACTTCGACTCGATACAGGTTGCAAATGCGATCTTGCCGCAACTTGCACCGATTATGCACGCTCAGTTTGGGATAATGATGTAAATGAGTACAATTTCTTGCACTATCGGGGGAACGCCCGTCACCATAAAAAATAATAGCGTAAACCTCTCATCACAGCACTCTCAGCGTTCAATCCTCTCATTGACTGTAGAGGATTCGACTGGTACTCTTTTCTTTCTGCGAGGGCAACAAATTGTTTTCTCTGATAGCGTACTCGGCATTGAATACACCGGATGGGTACAAACGGCACTCCCTCAACGGCTAGCGGTTAACTTATCGCAAACGTATCAAGAGATCATCGTTACCACTATGGACAATCAATATCTGCCTGACAAGCGTACGAATGAGTTACCGTACGTGAACTTCAAGGCGGGTGATATTGTTGCTGACTTCATAGAGACGACGCTTGCAAGTGAGGGAGTGACAGGGGATTATGCATTAGAGCATGATAGCACGATCACTGAGTTTGGTACTGGACTGCTTACCAATGCTGCTAGTATTCAGACTCCCAACGGGAATACAGGGGATGGTCAACTTCAGATCGCAAAGGCCGGGGCCGATCTGACCATCACAGAGAATACAACGGCTGTCTTTGCGGCGGGCACCCTCAGCAACGTAACGGCAACTGCTAATACCCTGGTACCAAACACGGTAAGCGGGCTAAAAATGGTCGCCACTTTGCCATTTACGCAACCAAATGCAAATCTCAGGGTCAATATCTGGTCAGGATCAAAAGCACTTGGCACGAATGACACTTTTAATTTCACAATATTTATTTCGAGCGCCTCACCTGAGATCAAAGTATCAGTAGGATTGCTCTTCAATGATGGTACGAACACGACGGCTATAGCTGATGCAAATGGTTTCCCTATTGATGGCACAACGGATCTTGCAACTCAAGCAAAAGATAAATGGGATACACGGGCATTTAGCACAACAACGTATAACGGGAAAACCATCAGTAAGGTCTACGTTGAGTTTGGTGGTACTACATCGGGTATCTATACATGTTATATACAAAACGTATTCCTTACGAGTGCTTCAGGTACGCCTTTTTTCTCGACAACGGCAACCGCGCCGAACGTTAACCCTCCAACCGTTCAGGTGACAACGGGGTATCCGACAACATGCGTATTATCATCGGTATCACCTGTTGTAAATCCTAACGTTTCTAATCGCATAAGCACAAATTATAGTATCGATAGTGTGAAGCTTCTGATGTCGTCAACAATTTCATGGGTCGTTGTTGGTACGTCTGGAAAAGCTACTATCTCGGCATCCTATGATGGAGGTGCAACCTATCAACCATGTACAAACGGGTCTGCGCTCCCCGCTTTTCCTGTTGGTTCTGTTCTTGCAAGTCTTACCCTCACGTTATTAGAGTCATTTGACGTTGGTAGTGATCCCACAATAGTACCAGCATTGCAGAGTGTGATCGTTTCCCTTGTATCTGCTCCTAACGCCTCGAAGTCTGATGTGGTCAAGTCGTTTTCAACACAAGCCAATTGGAATACAGGAACAAAGACGGGCGTTGTGGCGGCATCGAATGGAGATCTCACTACAGGTGGTATAAATAGCGGGTGGGCACAAGGCCAACTCCTCAACGAAACGTTTATTGCTTCGTCAGGAACATCAAAAAGTGTAAAGGCTGGTGTCTACACTAATGTAATTCCTGTAGATTCTACCAATGATAAGATCTTAGCTACCCGTATGGACTATGCGGGAACCTTAACCGCCCCCTTTTCGATAGATTTTGATTGTACAATACCTACCACATACAACTACGCTTCAACCGTCGTTGTATACTATCTTCAAACATATTGGGGAGATACATCCGCCGATCATGCAGCATACAACTTTTTAATCGGTTCAATCCCAACAACCGGTAACAACCTTGTCATGTGGCGAGGCACAAACTCAAATAGCGGTTCTGCAACGCAAATTGCAACGGTAGGTGCTCAGTTGCCCGGTCATGTTCGTATCACCGTTAACGCCTTACACGTGCATAATATCTATTTCGATAATAACACCGTACCTGTCATGACCTTTACCGACTCTACTTATACAAGTGGTCAAGTCGCAATTGCCGCCTATGAATTTCATCAAAATCCGGGGTCAGGTGGAACAGGCACGTTCACCTTCAGCAATGTGGTTATTTCACCGGCCCCTACTCAAACATGGTTAAGTGCCGCTACGTCAGTAAGTAGCCTCACAACCTATGGCGATTCTGTCATTTCATGGACAGAAGCAAATACAACGGTGTCAGATGGGAAAGACGCTGCAATCTTTGTGCAATCAACAATCGACGGGGGCACAACCTATCAGACGTGTATTAATGGACAACCGATACCCAACTTTACCGCCGCTCAAAGTCTATCGGGTATTAGTGTGCAAATCCTTGTGTCATTCTACACAGAAGCAAGTCAGGTAGGGTTGCCGATTATGCGTCAACTTTCATGGCGCGTCCTTGGCGCGTATCCAGGGGCAACAGGAACGCGATCAACATTCCCCCTCGGTATCGATACATTCAACCGGGCTAATGCTAGCGGTACATGGGGCACTTCATCCGATAGTCAAACATATACGAAAGGAGGAACGGGCACCGTTAATATCGCCTCAAATACGGGCACGATCACTACCACTACCGGCAATGTAACGATGCGTCTTGGCAGTGGAACGGGCACCGATCTTGAGGATACCGTTGATCTGAAACTATCGGCTGGTTCTGACATAGCGGGTACAATGCTCCGCTATGTGGATAGTACACACTACTATAAATTAGTGACGACAGGCACAACAATAAGCCTTGTAAAGAATGTGGGGAGTGGAGACAGTACACTTGCAAGCGCCTCTGTATCGCTTTCTACAGGCACGTTTTATACGGTACGCTACCGAGTAAAGGATAGCGGTACTGTTCATCTCTATGGAAAAATCTGGCAGACGGGCACCACAGAGCCGGGCACCATTGTCTACGGTGAGGTCAATGAAAGTAACCCTCAATGGACACTAACCGCAACGGATACGGGCACAACGAACGCTTCAGGGGGATATGGCCTTGTTGGCAACTCTGCAAGTGGCACCGTCACATTCGATAATTTACGGATCACACAATTTCCTGACCCTTCTCTTAATCTTTCGACGGTGGGGCGTATTGATTCAACGGGCGTCAACTGGACTGCAATCACGCCGGGTAGTTCTAGTGTAGCAGTGGTCACTTCAACGGATGGCTTTACCACCAATAGCGCAACATCGGGGGGATCAATCACCGGGCCTTTCCCTCAAAGCGATCCCGTGATTGACACATTCAATACCAATACATCAGCAAACTATACCAACACGAACAGAACCGGGGGGAGTGTTGCCACGGTGACGTACACCACTACAAGTAGCAGGCTTGCGCTATCGGGTGGCACGAATGGGATCTACACCTATAATGCAATCGTACGGGCAAATGTTGACCTCTCCGTGACGATGGATCAATCCGACGCCGGGGGGTTAGTATGGTGCTTTAATGATGCAAGCAACTTCTACTATCTTCAAATTGGAGATAGTTTAAGCAGTGTTGCGGCCAACACCCTCACGCTTGCGAAAGTGGTTGCAAATAGCCGTACGCAACTTGCTACATCGTCTATCAGTTTCCCTACCCTTACCCGTGTCATCGCGCTACGGGTGACGATGGGAGACGGCATTATCAATGTCTACTATGAGAGTGCTACCCCTCTCTTTACGGTCACTGATAACGCTCTGGGGGCTGGTAAGATGGGGTTGTACAATACCACTGGCTCATCACGCTACTATCAAGCTCGTTTCATGGCGCTAGGTGACGATATGACGGGGAAATGGCTCTATCATAAATCCACTCTGACTACACCATCAGCAAATATCAACCCGGCTGTCACTGATCAGCTCTTCTCGATGCGCGGGCCGCTCCTTGCAGACGGGGCAACCATACCGGCATTGCATAGTGAGAAGAACCCATTTAAGAGTTACTATAGCGTTGAAATGAATAAGCTCACACAACTTAGCTCAAATGCGGCATCCGATTATCTCTGGGATGTTGATCAAAACAGAAAGATGATCTTTACCAATCGGCAAACCATGATCGCGCCGCGTTGTATCAACACTGTCGATCTGCTCTATACCGCAATGGTGAAGCCAACGTTTAGCGCACAGCTCTATCGCAATCGACAGAACATCACCAATTGTACAGGTACCAATACTGTCACTGGTGAGCAAAAAATTACAGACGGCACCGCTACATCATGGCAGTTACAATACCCGGTGTATGCGGTTTCTGCTATAACAGTAGCCGGTGTCACAAAAACTTTCGGTCAGCAAGGCATTGATAGCGGCAAAGACTTTTACTGGCAGGCCAATAGCGTTTCGATCTCGCAAGATCCTAGTGCACCGCGTATAGCCACTGGCATCATTATCAGCATCGATTATATGGGGCAATTCGTCACCACCGTGACACGTGACAACACAACAGAACAGGCGGCGCGGGCGGCTATTGAGACGAACACATCAGGCATTGTAGAGGCGTGGGAGGATGGTCTAGGGATGCTTGTTGCTCAGGCTACTACCTATGCAGATGGGTTACTTGCCCGGTACGCAAATAATGGGACGGTAGAAGTAGTGGTACAAACACGCGATGGGAGTTACGCACAAGGTATGCTGACCTCATTCTTTCTCCCAGAGTCAAACGTGTTTGATCAGAACTTGACCATCACAAAAATTGTAACGCGTCCGACACAAAGGGGGGATGGCAATGTAGACTACACCTATGAGATCACGGCAACCAATGGCCCCAACTTGAATAGATGGGCGTCAGTTCTAGGATATTAGGAGTAATATCTATGCCCGATCAGGCACTAGCAACACTTCTTGTGCGATTAAATATAGTGGAAAAAGATATAGTAGAGTTACAAACACGCTTAGAGAATTATGTACCTGAGCGTGAAAATAGGTTAGAACTTTCCTCAATACGTGAATATCTTGCACGTATTGAGAGTGATATGAAGCAAGTGAAAGAGAGCCATCAAACACTTTCACAACGGCTTACCAATGAGCAAGAAAAGCAGAACCAGTTACAAATCAAGATACTTGTAGGCACCATTACAACGATTATCGGGTTACTAGGAAGTATTCTCGTCGGATATATCACACACTTCTTTAAGTAAGGGGGGAGAGTGGAACCAACGACAAAAAAAGTTCACAAATATCTCTCGATGCCTGTCTGCCTTATTCTTTTGCTTCTTCTTATTGGCTTTCAATCTATTCCCCTCATGCAAGGAAGCACATCGCAGGCCATAAGCGAGGCGGCGCTACAACGTGTGCGAACGACGGCTATTGTAAAGAATACGCTCATCCTAAAGTACAGCATAGACGGACAAACACGCGCACAAGCAATAAGCGACCTTCAAGCAAGTATGCCGCTTTTCGAGAAAGAGCAGGGCGTGATAGCCGGATACCCACCCGGTGATATTCAACTGCTTGTAGCGGCTAGCCGTTCTGACTATCTTTCCATCGATACGGCGCTCGGCAAGATAACATCACATCCCAACGATGCGATAACCGATGATGAATTAAACCTCATCCTCAACCATACAACAACGTATAATATGACGATGGGTCAAATTGTGATTGCGATGCAGACGCATATAGACAATGAGAGACGTGTCCTTTTCTTATGTGAATTGGTCATTGATGCGATCCTCATTGCAATTGCACTTATTCTCTTTTTCTCGATTAAATGTAACGCACAAGGAGTACACAAGCAATGAGTAAGAAGACAAAAGAAG